AGAATGAATGAAACTTACGAACTAACAGCACTCCGATCTATTCGGGAGATCAGCATCGCTATCCGCGATCTAGAGAATCAATCGTCCGCGACTTCTAAGCGATATAAGAAAGGGATTAAGATCCTGCAGGCAGAGGTAGATGCTATCGAGGCGTCTCTCGATGACGGAGGAACTCTACCAGGCACAGAACCCTGGAATATCCAGAGCCAGCAGATAAAGCTACTTATCGCGGATCCTAGCCTATCGAACATCGAGGAGGATAACTCGATCTGATATGAGGACAGTAAGGATAATCGAGGGGGTAGACTATCCAGGGGATAAGCCAGAGGCGTCTGCGCTTCATCACTCCCTAGCCTGCGAGATAGCCGCCAGGATACAGCAGCTCGACTCGATTATCCCTGGCGAAGGCTGTTCTCCTGCTGGGATGCGGCTGGTCCACAGACTCTCGAGCATAGCCAGGAGATCTCCCAGAGCTTATCGACTGCTGCTGGATATGCTAACATCCCAGGAGAGCTTCTCGCTTTCGTTCGACGAGCTAGCATCGAGGCACAACCACTCGAGGCAGTCATGGCTTCAGAACGCACAGGCAGACGTAGAGATCGTCTCAGAGGTCTGGGCGGAGGTCGGTGCAGTCATGTCTGAGCTGATAAAGCGCAGATCGATCGATGATTAGCCCCCCATGCTTTGGGTCCTCCCATGAAAAAATCCTCTGCAAGTCGCGAGCGTTACTCAGCGTTTTTATGAGATTCTGTCTCAAAGGCTAACTGAGTAAAATGAACAAACCAATCGCAAAAACCTGGAAGCAGGTCGCAGAGGCTATCGGAGTCACTCAGCAGACGCTCTCGAAGTGGAGACGCGACTCGGATAACTGTCCGCAGACGAAGGACTTGGAAGCCTGGGAACTCTGGTCCGCAGAGCGAGCGATGTCGCAGGAGAGAGGAGCGGGAAGGATCGCGGTAGGCGGTCGAGAATATACTGCAGCAGATATCGCAGATCTAAAGGCGAAGCTTATCGCTGCGCAGGAGCGTCGGGAAAATGCGATGGCGCAGATTCGAGAACTAGAACTAGCGCAGAAGCGCGATAACTTAATCCCAGAGTCCGAGGCGACGGAGACTCTGATCAAACTCCTTACTCCATTACGACGGCTGCTCGATGCTCTGCCTCGCCAGGTCGCGTCACAGGCTAACCCTGCTAACCCTAACATCGCGGAGCTTGCCATCCGCAACGGACTTGACGATCGCGTCTTTAGTGAGATAGAAAAACTTTTCCTCGGTAGGTAGTCTAGCTATTAAGACGCTAGTCGGTTTAGTCGTGTTTACCGTTTGTCCACCTGCTGAGGATTTAATTTATAAAGATCATGTCTGGTAATTTAAAAATCAATTCGAAAGGATTTGATCAAATGATTAGAACGCTTAAGCGCAAGACGGGAGCGAGCTTCTCGGATGTCGTAAAAGGTTCGGCTGGATCTATCCTGGAAGGAGCCGCTCGATTCACTTACAAGTCTAAGGCGAAGATCATCTCCGAAGCCGTAAAAGAATCTCTCTCGACTAAATTCGTATCGTCTAGAGGAGATAAGATTCGTAAGGCTAAGGACGGATCTGTTATCTTTAAAGAGAACGGATCAGCCGCAGGACGCTGGATCCGAGTTCGAAGATCCTACAAGCTAAACGCAGTAGGACCGAAGAATCCCGCAGGGCGTTTCCTAGGCGACGACACGCAGACCAGAATTAACAAGGCTCTCGGAGAGCTTCGTAAACTGCAGGCTAAGATAATCAAATTAAAGAAGAGCAGAATCGCCTCGTCTCAAAAGAGCTTCCTGGTAATAATGTCCAAGCTAAGGATCCCTGTTAAGAATACCAGGGGACTAGGGACAGCGATGAAATCTAAGATGACGATTAAGCATGAGGCATCCGTATCTGGAAAGCTGTTAAAAGATAAGAAGCAGTCGGTGATCGTTATTAAGAGCAGATCACAGTCCGCGCTTAACCCTAAGTCTGGAGGGATTAACGCATTCGCTCGAGCTTTTAACGGACAGACTAAAGCCTTCGCTACGGCGGCATCTAAAGATCTAGAAGGATATGTAAAAAAATTCGCGGCACGCAATGGGTTCACTGTTAAAAAATGAAATAGGAAAGCTCTTTTCTCCCAGGAGACTGCAGCCTCCCGTAGACTGGGCGTTCGATAACTGCGTTTTACGCGACAACGTCTCCGAGCTTCCAGGATCTCTTAAGGTTTTCCCTTATGCGCAGGAGCCGCTAAACGCTTTAATAGATCCGACGATCAGTAAGATAACTCTCTGCTGGGGATCGCAGTCGAGCAAGACGACGACGATGTATGCAGGGATCGGCTACCTGCTCTCTGAGTTCCCGAAGGACACGCTCTGGATTATGCCTAGCGCAGAGAACGCTCGCAACTTTTCTAAGGGACGATGGCTACCCTTTATCGACGACTGTAAGCCGCTAAAGGATCAATGTCCTTTGAGCGCAGCTACGGGTCGAGTCGATAGCGACAAGATAACAAACATGAGGCAGGAGTTTCTGTCATGCACTCTAACCTTCGCGGGAGCAGGGTCCGAGAATAATGTAAAGTCTGCACCTGTCGCTTACCTGGTTCTGGACGAGATCGACGAGATCGATCCAGACATTCGCCTGGCTGCTCTCGAGCGGATCAAAGGACGGCGAGAATATAAGATCATTCAGACATCGACTCCGAAGGAAGAGACAGGAGGGATCTGGGAGGAGTATCTCTACGGCGACCAGCGCACTTACTTTATGCCGTGTCCTCATTGCAAAGAGTCTATCGAGTTTACCTGGAGACAGAAAGACAAGCGAGGCGACAGTCGTTACTCGATTAAGTTCGCAGAGGAGGCTAAACTAGAGGACGGGACATACGACTACGATATGGTCGCATCGACTGCAGCTTATCTCTGCCCATGCTGCGACGGAGAGATCCTGGACGCTCATAAACCGACAATGGTTAAGAACGGAGAATGGCGATCGAAAAATCCGAATGCTCCCGCTAATCACAGGAGCTACCATCTAAACTCTCTCTACGCTCCTGCGATGACATTCGCTACTCTAATGATTAACTGGCTCCAGGTCAGCTCCTCGATGCATGGATTAAAGAAGTTCGTCCAGGGTAACCTGGCTGAACCCTGGAAGGACGACTGGGCGAACCAGGAGCAGGCAGACGCGAACGAACTCGAACTCGACTATCAGCGAGGAGATCTTCGCGGAGAGTATCGCGTAATGGGAGTCGATACGCAGACAGACTCTTTCTGGTATGTGGTCCGAGGATTCGATCGCGACGGGATCAGTTATCTGATCGACTGCGGACAGGTCGCCTCATTCTCTGAGCTGGACATCACTTATGATATGCACAAATGCCACGCAGCTATAATCGACTGCGCAGGCGACAGAACGTCCGAGATCTACGAGGAAGTATTTAAACGTCGCTCTAAATGGTTCGGCTCTCGAGGCTGGAAGAATCTCCAGGGCGATCAGCCTTATCGTCTACAGATGAAGGATCCTTTCACGGGAGACACGAAAGGACGAGGAGGTCGATCGAAGATCCGCTACCTTCACGTTAATAAAAGCATCTACGAGGAGGAGCTTTCTCGACTGCGCTCGAGACAGCTCTCTGGCTTCCATACTTTCACGGAGACTCCGCAGGTATACTACGACCAGCTCTTCTCTACTTACTGGACCAGGGAGACAGACAGGAGCGGACATATCAAAGTCGTAAAGAAGCTTAAGCGCAGCAAGGGCGACCACTTATGGGACTGCGAGATCCTGGTTCGCGCTCTCTCTAAGTTTATCGGGATCGCTCGAATCGATCGAGGCAGTATGCCTACGATGCTAGACGAGCCAGCACCGAAGAAGAAGCGAGACGCATCGACTCGAAACAGGAGCGCGACTGGTTTCTGGTAGCGAAAATAGGCTCTAAAAAAAAGTTAATAAAAAGTGAAAAAAGGTATTGACTCTCTCTATTCCGTAGTTCTTTATCTGTCATATCGGAGCGACAAACGCTTCGAATCTAACCTAAAAAAACTACACGACATGACTACTACAAAATCTACAATCGACAGCGACTACAAGCTCCTCACTTATTCTAACGGCGTTGAATACATCGTATATAATTCTGCCTCCTGGCTCGTCGGTGCAGACGATGAGATAGGTAACTCGCTTAAGAAAAAATACTTCCTAAAGAAAGCTACGCTCGAGCAACGCATCAAACAATGGTTCGAAAAACAGCGTTACGTCTCGACTCTAGGTCGCTCCTGCGGGAACGTAAAAAGCATAGCCGTTAAGCTCGGAGTAACTACTAACAAAATTTATTCTGTTCTGCGTAACTCAGACTGGTGCGATGCTAAGGAAAGCTATACATCTACTCGATATAACGACTGCAAAAGCTACTTCGTCTATCGCTACAACGGATAATAAATTCTCTTACGGGGCAGAGCATCCTACACTCTAACTTTAATCTTCAAAACTACACGACTCGAAGTTCGCATTCTTTAAGAGACCTACGGTCTCTAAGTAGTAAACGTGTTAGTGTTAGATAGGTTAAGCCTGCTCGGAGTCGTGTCTGAGCAGGCTTTTCGCGTCTAAAAAAAAGTGAAGAAATAGTGAAATTAGCTATTGACGCTATCAGATCTGTCGTTCTTACTCTGTCATATCGGAGCGACAAACGCTTCGAATCTAACCTAAAAAAAACTACACGACATGAAAACTACTACTACAAAATCAGAAAACTGGACTTCAGAAACAATCACTTTTAAAAGCAGCAAGACATCGATCGAGATGCTCGGCTATAAGTTCTCGATCGAGAAAGACGTAGAGGAAAGCAGCGACGAGCTAGGCTTTGAATGCTGGGACATCATCGAAAGCGGAAGCGTCGCTTTTAGCGTCTCGAAATGGGACGACGATAAAGAATACATGGCGATCTGCGGAGACATCGTAAGAGAAGCTCCTACAGTCGCAGAAGCTGCTGCGAAAATGATTACGAACATCTACTAGGAAAAAAACTCGAAGCCTCCCTGCGAAAGCAGGGAGGCTTTTTTGTGTCTGCATATTGACAGCGAGCCTCTCTTTAATGGCAGCTACTACTACTACAGCGCAGCTTATCGCGATCCGCGACAAGATGCTTATCGCTATAAATAAACTAGCGGAGGACGGAATCACATCCTACAGCATAGGAGACCAGACTTTCTCCCTGGCTGACGTAGGCAGCTTAATCGACCAGGTCGAAAAGCTCGACAGACTGATCGCGCTTAAGGACCGAACCCTGGGAGCTAGAGGACAGAACAGAATATCGATCCGTAACTTTAATGGCTAACAAAACTAAAAAACCGAGCAGAGTATCCTTCGCGATAAAGCAATTCGTCCGAGCCTTTCAAGGCTATGACGCTGTCAGTAATACTCGATACAGAGCATCCAGGGGGAATACTCCCATCCGATCTGAGGAGGTCGAGCTTAATCAATACGATCGAGATCGACTGATCTCGACCTGTCTGGAGTTCCGTAGGAATAACCCTGTGGTCGCTTCTTTATCCAGGCTGCGTAAGGCAGACATCGTAGGCAGGGGAGTAATCCCGCAGCCTGCGACTGGAGACGACGAGACAGACTCTAGCATCCTGGAAGCCTGGAGCAAGTTCGCAGAGTCCCCAGAGGCGACGGGAACTATGGATATGCGCGAGATGCAGCAGCAGATGATCGACTCGCTGCTGTTCTACGGAGACTGCGGTCTGATCGTAGGTAAGGACCAGGTTCAATTTATTGACGGCTCCAGGATCGGAAACCCTGGCGGGTCCGTTACATCTAACGAGGAGTCGAGCTTTCAGAACGGAGTAGAGATCGATAGGATCGGAAAGCCTGTATCTTACTCTGTAGGTAATCGCGTATCTGGAACCCTAAGAGACATCCAGCTAATCCCAGCTCGAGACTTTATTCCATTCCTGCGCAGAGTCAGACCGACTCAGTATCGAGGCGTCCCAGAACTGGCTCCTGTTATTAACACTCTGCAGGACTGCGACGAATACGATCGAGTCGAAATGATGGCGGCTAAGGTAAGCGCGTCTCTAGCGGTCGCAGTAAAGCGAGAGAACTCTTACGAGTTCGAACTGCAGAATCGAATGGATGGCGGCGAGCAGGACGCTCTAGGTAATCTAGAGGAGTTCCAGCCTGGGCGTTTTCACTACCTAGAACCAGGAGAGGACATTAGCGTTATCGGAGCGAACGGGCGTCCGAACGTAGACGGGATCCAATGGGTAAGCTATCTCCTGCGTAAAGTAGGAAGCGCAGTAGGAATCCCGCTCGAGTTCCTGTTAATGGAGATCGGAGGAAGCTCCTTCTCTGCGAGCCAGGGGGTCGTCCTTCAATACCAGCAGACAGTCGAGAGCTATCAGTCGGATCTGATCCGAGTCATGAGTAGGCTCTATCGTCGCTGGTTATCTCAGCAAATCGCAGCAGGTAATATAAATGTCTCGGCTGCAGCTAATCCCTTCGCGGTCCGATGGCAGCGTCCAGCCTTTCGCTGGATCAATAAGTCTGCGCAAGTTAAAGCGGACATGGAATACTTCAGAGCGGGAGCCATGTCTCTCGATGACATCACTGCTCCCTTCGGATATACTGCGGAGGAGGTAATGACTCGGAAGGCACAGAACATCGTCCAGGCTAAGAAGATCGCTAAGGAGAATAACCTGGGATCCTGGTATGATCTAGTAAATTTCTACAATACAAGCGCGAGCGCGAACTTCTCAGAGCTTACCACGCAGGAGCAGTTTAAGTCACAGAGAGAAGGAGCAGAGGAGAGCGAGGTCGTCGTAGAGCCTCTCATAACTAAGATCGGAGTCGGAGGAGTCCAAGCCATAGGCGATCTCCTAAAGAGCCTAGGAGAAGGACTGATCGACGTAGAGCAGGTAGTTACTATGCTTACCTCGATCTTCGGATTATCAGAAGAGCAGGCGAGAAAAATAGCCAATGGATAAGAGCTATAACGACTATCCAGAGGCAGCGTCTAATAACGCGAAGCGAGCTTTAAAATATAAGGACGAGAATCCCGATAACAAATGCGGGACTCCCGTCGGATGGGCGAGAGCTAATCAATTAGCGAAGCGCGAGAAGATCAGCCGCGATACGATCGCTCGTATGGCGTCATTTAAGCGACATCAAAAGAGTAAGGACGTTCCTTACTCGGAAGGCTGCGGCGGTCTAATGTGGGACGCCTGGGGAGGCTCTGCTGGAGTTAACTGGGCGTCCTCAAAACTCAAACAAATTGACAAGGAGCAGAACAGTATGTCGAAACAATTTGCATTCGGAGCAGCAGCTCTTAGCGAGACCCAGGTTAATAAGGAGCAAGGGACCATGTCCTCTGTCGCTCTAATCTCTATCGGTCCAGCTCTAGGACACGGGCTATATATTGACAGTAAATCTCTCGAGATGATCGAGGACGAACTAGACGGAGTTCGCTTGCCTGCTTACATTACGCACCAGGGAGCGATCTTCGAGGATCGACTCACTCGCGAGATCGGTCTATTCGATAACTTTCGCATCGAAGGAGATCGCCTCCTAGGAGACTTCCAGGCTTTCGAATCCTTCATGGAGGACGAGTCTAAAAAATACAATCGTCTATTCGAACTCGCGGAGAAGATGCCAGAGAGATTCGGTCTCTCGATCGTGTTCTCCGCTAACGCAGCCTGGGCGACCGAGAGCGGAGACGTAGAAACAGCAGAGAAACCAGACGACGCTCTATTCGATTATCCATCTATTCGCGTAGAGGAGGTCTCGAGCGCAGACTTTGTAGATACTCCAGCCGCAAATGATCGCGGTCTATTTTCTAAAATTGACACTAAACCCACTAATAAGATGACTAAAGCAGAACTCATAGAACTTAATAAAGACCTAGAGGAGCAGAATAAATCTCTCGCTCTAAGTGTAACCGAAGCCGAAGCTCTAATAGAAGAGCTGCAAATCAGCTTTAAGGATAAAGACTCTCTCGAAGAAGAAGAGATCGAAGACGCAGAGGAATCCGTAGAAGACGCAGAGGAATCTGTAGAAGATGCAGAGGAATCTGTAGAAGATGCAGAGGAGGAAGTCGTAGAAGAATCCGAAGAGGAAGAGATGCGCGAAAGCAAAACTTTACCAGACGCTCGTCCTATGGAGGAGCAGATCGAAGAACTCGAAAAAGACATCGCCTCTAAGCTCGAAGAGATTGAGGAACTAAAGTCGAAGCTCGAAGAGAAAGACGAAGATCTATCCGAGAAAGGCGAAGAGCTAGAAACAAAAGAGGAGGAGATGCAGACTAAACTTTCTGAGATGTCCTCTGAAATCGCAACACTTAAGAAACTTATCGAAGGCTCTGATCTGATCGACGCTCCTGCGGGAGACGAAGTCTACGAGCCTGGTAAATCTAGCCGAGCTAAAGTTATCTCCGAGTTCGCAAAAGAAAACAATATCTCAGAGTTCGCAGCGACTCTTCGCCTCGGCAAAGATCGTCCAGAAATCTTCAAGCTCTAATCACTAAATTATAATTATCATGTCAGCAACTACTGTTCAAAATAACTCCCGCACTTTCGTA